AATTAAACTTAAAAAGCCCCTTTCGGGGCTAATTTCGTTGTTTTTTTCGTCGGGGTGGCAGGATTCGAACCTGCGTACCGTTTCATCAAAGTGCGTTTCCTGCGTTTTTAAAGGGTTTTTGCTCATGCAAAAATCACTTTTTTGGTACGGTTTTTAGTACGGGTTTATTTTATTGCTTAAGCTTTTTGGCGTGTTTGCCTCGTTTTCTCACCTACTTTCCCATCTATCTGATCTAAAAGCTTTTGAACGCTTTTAGAATGGGCGTTATTGGTAACTTTTTGTGCCTTTAACTTAGTCGTGGCGGCGACTATTTCCAGGTCTATCCTATCGTTTTCTTTCTTAATTTCTGATAGTATGGTTTCGTAATGCTTTTTTAAATCCATGAGTTTTGTTTTATAAGATGATATCTATTTTAATTGTAAGGCTCAATGTTTGCCCGTTTTTTACTGCTGTAATTTGCGATGATTTTATTAGCTCGTTTGTTATCTGAATTGGTGGCCCGGTTCCGCGTTCCAGTGTTGAATTTTTGTCGTAAACTTCTTTGTCACCGGGCAGGTTTATATCTGAAAAACCGACTGATAGTTCTGTATTGACAGTCGCTTCTCCGTTTCGGACTTTTTGTCCATGTTTTATACTTTCTAAATCAATATTTAACAATCTCTTTACTTTAAGTATAAAATCATAGTCTAATTCAAGATCATTGAACCTCGTAAATAGGGTCTGCCTTGAAATATTTAACCTCTTATAGGCGTCATCCGTCTTTATAAGCGCTTTTTTAAGCTCTGTTCTTAAATCTTCTCCACTGATTTTCAACTACTTACAATTTAAAGTAAATTATTTTGATTTTTCGCGTAAAAAAATTTGATAATTAGTAAAACATTTGTACATTTGGTTATTAATTAATAACAAAGGTAATTAACTAATTAACAAATGCAAGACGCTACAATAAAAATGGGTGAAAATACGGGGCTTGTAGGGGGTGAAAACACGGGGTCAAATTTGCGTGAAATACCCGAAGATGGCCTTAAAGATTTTTTTAAGGAAATAGAGGTGGGAACAATTGAAACAGGTTACCGGGTTCCTCTTATAAGAAAAGCTTCAATACGGTCTTTGATGTCAAATATCGCGGCTTATACAGATAAGGTTTTCGAGTCTGAAAAAATAAAAAATGGTAGTGGCGACATTATTATTTGGAGGAAATCATAATGCAAATCGCCTACTCAAATATTGCCCAGCAAACAGCCCCTACCCTATCATTAGTAAAGCATCCTAATAACAGGGATAGCAGGGTTGAAAGATGGATGCGTAGGCAATATGCGGAAAGATTTGAGGAATGGAAAAAAGAGAATGCCGATCAATTAAAAGAGTTATCCGGCTTTGTTCCGGTGCTTGAAATGTAAACAACTAAAAACCAAATAATGAAAAAAGATAATTTAATAGCAGACCCGAATAAAAGGCAAACAATTATCAAGGGGCGAAGTGTATCGTTCAAATACCCCAAACACTTCACCGGGCAACAAATGGGTTTTACAAGTGCTGTTGGTGCTGCTTTATTGTTCCCTGCTTATAACAAGGTAAGTAAGGCTAAATCAATACGAATTGCATCATCTGTTGAATTATCCGATGTAGCAGTTTTTAAGCGGAGGGGACATATAAGGATATCAAAGGTTATTAAAAACCTGTATCACCTACCCGAAAAAATGCCAAAGCCAAAAGTAAAAAAGCAAAAGTAATCACTAACATTTGAACAAATGGCTAAGAAGCTATTTGGGAAATATGGGATATAAATAAACTAATCCATAAACAAGAAAAGCCATTGGCGGTAACCAATGGCAAATCAAAAATTCAAAACGATGAACGCAAAAGTACAACAAACAAATCAAAAAAGCAATCTCGAAATATTTTATCAGGGATGGCCGCACTTCACAGGCTTACGGATAGATGGCAATACAGCCATTTTCAGCCTGCCAAATCCTAAACGCGCTGATGATGCCTACGGAGAGGCTAACAAAAGGATCAACGCCCTTTGCTTGCCACTTACAGCCAAAAGAACCGGCGTAATGTCAAACACTTTTATTGTCACCGAAAATGAGCAATCTACTTTCGAAAGATTAACCGAACAACTGGCTATTGTTCATAGTGTGGAAAGTGAGGTGTATTTTGCCTAAACCAATAGAAGCAATAATGGGGTTGACATTCGCCCTGTTTTTATGCCTGATAATTATTTATGGATGCAAGTACCTGGCCTTTTTGGTAAGGCGAAACCGGGCCGATAAAAAAGAGATAGCCAAATCCAAAATCCAGGAAACTATAGATAAAGGAAATCGGGCTATTGAGCAATCACATTACACGCTTGAAAAGGGCGGTACAATATTAAAGAAAGGGCGCACATCATGTTAAACCTAATTGTAAAGATAGCTTACTTCTTTTTGAAGGGTGCTATTAAACGCTACGAAGATTATAGGGAGGCTGTAGAATGTTAACATCACGCCTTCGGGACATGAAAAAAGCGCAAGCCGTTGTTGATCGGATTTACGGCTTTATCATGCACCGATTATATCAGGCTTATTCAAACAATTAATAAACCAACTTAAAAACCATAAAATGAAACTGAAATTTGAAATAAAAAACAGGTGGACAGGAACGGTACTTTTCGAACTGGAAACCGAAAATAATACATTAAGAAATACGGTTTTAGCAGCCGTTAAAAGTGGTGCTGACCTTAGGAGTGCTAACCTTAGAAGTGCTGACCTTAGTGGTGCTGACCTTAGTGGTGCTGACCTTAGGAGTGCTGACCTTAGTGGTGCTGACCTTAGTGGTGCTGACCTTAGTGGTGCTGACCTTAGGAGTGCTGACCTTAGTGGTGCTGACCTTAGTGGTGCTAACCTTAGTCCAATAAAAGCCGATTTTTTTATGGTGCTTTTATATGCAAAAAATGAAGTTAATGGTTTGCGGCAAGCCTTACTCGATGGGAAAGTTGACGGATCAACATACACTGGCGAATGTGCTTGCCTTGTTGGAACACTGGCGAATGTTAGGCACTGTAAACACAATGAAATTCCTTTTTTAATTCCTGATAGCGAAAGACCCGCTGAACGTTGGTTTTTAGCCATAACAAAGGGTTCTACTCCGGAAAATAACAATGCCGCCAAAATAACCCTTGAATGGATTGATGAATTTATAACACTCATTTCATGATGCTAGCCTTAATAAAGTGCGCCTTTCAAAAGCACAGTTGGTTAACACCAAATAACAATACCCGGTACTGCAAGCATTGCCCAGTTAAACAAAGACGTGATGCTTATACGGGGTTTAAGTGGAAAACAGTAAAATAAAAACCATGAAAAGATTAAACGCCAATATTCAACCTATAAAAGTAATTGACGGAACCCATGATATTACTGAAAAGGATTTAGCCCGGCAAAACTATTATAGGCTATTAACTGAACAAGCTGCCTGGAACTTAACTAAGCAACCAAAGAAAAGGAGATTGTCGCTGTGGGCTTAAAAACTGATTACGGAATTGGCGATGATGTTAAATCATTAAAGCCCCAATTATTCGGCTTGCCCGGTACTGTTCTTTCAAATAATACTGATTTAGCAAAACCATTATCAGTAATACTATTGAACGATTTGGGAACCTGGCAACACGCTTACAATGAAGTTGAATTAATATCATCCGCAAAGCCTGAAAAGGTTAAAGCGGTTAAGGTTGACAAGCCAGTTACAGGCGATAAACCAAAGCGGGGAAGGCCACCCGGAACGGCTAAAAAGAAGTTAAAACAAAACGACAAACTACTTAAAACCATAAAAAAATGAGCACTGATACTTTAGAAATAGAAAAGGTTGATTTTATTCAAACCGAATTGCAAAAATTCAACATTGCTGATACTACTATACAGGAATGGAAAGAAAAGTTTTCAATATTGGAAATAAACGGCATCGAAGATAAAGCCGGGTACGATAACGTTCGTGAAGCCAGGTTGTTTATTAAAGGACGCCGGGTTGAAGTTGAGAAAACATCAAAGCTTTTAAAAGAAGATGCCTTAAGCTTTCAAAGGGCTGTTAATGCAGAGGAGAAGCGAATTATTGCCCTTATAGACCCAATAGAAAGCGGATTAGAGGCGAAGGAAAAAGCATTTGAAGTTGAAAAACAACGCATCAAAGAGGAAAAAGAACGCAAGGAACAGGAAAGGGTTAACATCCGTATTTCATCGCTATTAAAAGCCGGTTGCGCTTTTAATGGCAGCAACTACTCTATTGCGGATATAATGATATTTCCTACCGAAATTAAAACCACTACCGATATACAGTTTGAGGAAATATTAAACGGCGTAAAGGCTGAAAACGAAAAGGAATTATCCGCCAAAGCCGAAATTGAAAGACTTCAAAAAGAAGAGGCTGAACGTATTCAAAAAGAACGTCAGGAACTTTTAGCTATCCGCGAAGAACAGGAAAAACAAGCTGCTGAATTAAAAAGGCAACAGGACGAAATTAACGCCCAAAAACAGAAAATAGAAAACGATAGGATTGCTGCCGAAAATAAAGTAAAAGCCGATACCGAAGCAAAACAGCGGGCTATCGAACTCGAACGAACTGCAGCCGAAGCTGCTAAAAAAGCCAAAGCGGATTTGCTTGAAAAACAACGTATCGAAGCTGAAAGAAAGGCAGAAACCGAACGCAAGGCTAAAGCCAGGACCGAACGACTGGAGGCACTAAAGCCGGTTAAACAAAAGTTGACAGACTTTGCCAATTCTTTAACAACAATGCAAATACCTGTTTTTAATGACATTAAAGCCGATCAGATAATGTCAGGCGCAAAAGAGTTGTTAGGTCGCGTTAGTTTTTACATACTCGAAAAATCCGAAATATTATAAAACCATAAAAATAAAATCATGAACAAAAACACAGATGTGGCTACAGTTGAGCCAAAAGAAAACGGAATATCGGTATTTGATATCGACAATTTCACAACGTTCCCCGACCTGGATAATGCCAATGTTTATCCGTTTGATTTAATGGCGGACTATTGGACACCAGAATCCCCCGGCGAAATAAAAAACGTGCTATTTGATAAGCTGGCCATGCGGTCGGTGGTAGATCAACAGACAAATGAGCCTATCGACCTTGAATGTGCTTATTTTTTTGAAGAGGTTAATGGGGAGATCAAAAGCGTTTCCAATGGGTCAAAACGCCTGGTGGGTGCTATCGAGGCAAACAAGATACATCGCGGTACACCCTTGCGTATAACCTATATGGGTAAAAAAAGGAACAAAAGCAATTCCTTTCATTCAGATAACTGGTCTGTTAAAGTTTTACGCTTAAATATAGACTAAATGGAAAAGAACCTTTTTAAAGGTTTAAGCAATGCGGAGGAAGTTGAAGAACTAAATCCGCTTGCTTATAACCCCGATGATTACCCGGAAGTATCGGAAATGCTTGATTATATATTAACCCATAGTTCAGAGCCTCCAGTAGAAATTGATATTAATTCATTAGCAAACGCCGGCGAAATAAAAGCTGATACTATGGATGAATATTTAGGATCGGTTGCTGCTGGTTCATCTTCACTAAAAGAGGTTATTAAAAACCCTGCCGGCTATTTCTTTTACATGAACGACAAGGCGAATTTTAAAGAAAAAAAGAAGTCGCATTTTGAATTAGGAACATTTGCCCACCTGGCATTTTTGGAACCTAAGCTTTTTGATATGTGCGTGGTTGAGCCTACCGTAAATTTAGCTACTACCGATGGTGTGGTTAATCTGATATTATTTTACGAAAAGTTAAATAAATGCACAGGGGTTGAAATTGGCGCATGGAAAATTGACGAAAAGAAAGCCTATCTGCAAAACCTTAAAAGCGAGTGTAAATTCGTAATGATCCAGGAAGAACATAAGCTAATTATTGATATTATCAAAAGGAATTACTACCAATATGCCGGGGGTATAATCCCAATGATTTTAAAAGGTGCTATTAACGAACGTTCGTTTTACGCAGCCGATCAGGCCACAGGAATTAAGGTTAAGGTAAGGCCGGATTCATTCAACATAGAAGAAAATATTGGCGTTAACGCTATTATAAGCTTTAAAACAACCGCCTCTCCAACTATAGGTAAATTCATTTATGATGCCGCTAAGTTTCAATATGAATTATCAGAAGGGATGTATCAGGAAGTTATCAGTCAGGTAACCGGGCGTAAATTTAATTGTACCATTATGATAATGCTACAAACAGTAGCACCGTATTTGCCTGCCGTTTTTTGGTGGGACGGTGAAGACTTACAGAACGGCAAGTATAAATATCGGTATGCTCTTGATACGGTTAAAGAGTGTGAAGAAAAACGGCTATGGCCTGGCTTTGAAAGCCTTGCCGAAAGTGGCAATTATGGCATTATAAACATGCACCTACCGGAATGGAGTAAGAAATTAATACAGCCGATTGACATAGAAGATTAAGTTTCAAGCATTCTATAAACCCGAAAAAAATTAATGCCCAATAAAATATCCATAGTCCGCATATCCATAAAAGACCAGCCTGATACTATACTATCAGAAAAAGAGTGGAACGAAATAGGAAAGATGAAGGGATTTTGCGCGACTAACAAAATACTGATAAAAAATATTACAGGCATTGAGAATTGCTTTATGCCTGTTGAAGAATTTGAAAAATTAAAAAATGGGAAACAAATCTGAAATTCAATGGACTGATGCAACCTGGAACGTTGCGAGGGGATGCACAAAGGTAGATGCTGATTGTAAATACTGTTATATGTATCGCCAAAGCCTTAACGATACCCGGTATAAAGCGGATGAGGTTATTAAAACAAAAACAGTGTTTACGCTGCCGCTTCACTATCGGGAAAGACATTCAAAATGTTGGAGTGGCAACCCATTAATATTTACGTCTTCATTAACTGATTTCTTTCACGAGGCAATTGATACCTACAGAAATGAAGCGTGGGACATAATAAGAAAATGCCCTCATCTTACCTTTCAAATACTTACTAAAAGACCCGAAAGAATTAGGATGTGTTTACCTGCTGATTGGGGCGAAGGATGGGATAATGTTTGGTTGGGAACATCTGTAGGTACTTTAATGGGCGTAAAAAGGATTGATTATTTGTTAGAAGTTCCATCTAAAACACATTTTTTAAGTGCTGAACCTTTAACTGAATATTTCAACCTTGACAAATATTTATATAACCGTTATCAAATGGGTGGTGATCGGCACATGTATAATAAATTGAGTTGGGTAATATTGGGCGGAGAAAGCGGTAATGATGTTGGTAAATATAAATATCGACCCTGTGAAATTGGATGGTTGCAGCAAATGGCACTACAATGTATAAATGCCAATGTCCCCGTATTTGTTAAACAGGTCGGAACCCACCTTGCAAAGCAAATGGGAATGACAGACAGGCACGGAGGTAACATAGATGAGTTTCCCGAAAGTATAAAATTTAGAGAGTTTCCAAACATTCCTTATCGCTATTAACCATGATACATATAGAAGCCGAACCCCTTTAATTATCCGAAGACACCAATTGTCACGAGTGCTGTATTTTTTGCGGGCATGATACTATTTATTGGCACATACCTACTAACAGGCCTGTATGCCCTATATGCCGATTGGTTAACGAAGTAAGCGATATACCTACAGCTAAATTTAATTATGGTTTTGACCTTTAATAATTAATCATGAAAATAGATTGTTCAACACTACCAGTAATGAAAGCTAATTGCAAAAGCTGCCCCTTTAGAGATGTTGGAGGCAAATGGCGGGATTTGAGACAAGCTAATGAAGTTATTGAACGTACACTATTCAAAGCACATCAAATATGCCACGGAACTGAAGGTGTTAACCGTAAACCTAATAACAGGTGTAAAGGGGCGTTCGATCACAATTTTGAAATTTATTCACGCATGGGTTTCGCTGATTTAGTAAGATAATATTATGGAAATAAACGAAGCATTTCTCGAAAAGAATTTTAGATTAACCTGGATGCCAATCCAAGAAAAGATAAAACCGCGTTTGGTAAAAAGGATAAGAAAAACGGTTCACTTTAACAACCTTCCTGATTTAATCGGTGAAAAAGAAACATTGCTTTTTATGGGCAAACTTTTAAAATTAAAAGCGCAAAATAAACGGTACAAAATACAGCACAGAGGTATTATAGATGTGTATGCAATCTGAAATTTTAAAAACGATTTTAAGGCTATTTAACGCAACTTTATCTCTAAAAATATATATAAGTATAGAATGATAATAACTTTTTATTTGGCGTTAAATTCTGGTTGCCCGGTTAATGCGAAATAACAACATTACAAAACAAATAGCTTTAATAATTTATGCCAAAAACATACCGTCAGGAGATAAAGCAAAAGCTACGTGAAGCGGGATTAAAAAAGCAAATAAAGGATGTTGATTTACATCACTCCGGCAAAATAAAACTAATATTAAATGGTGTAGAAAAGTTATTTGATACACCGGAATTGTTGATTGAATTTTTAAAACAAACCTAATTAATTTAAATGCTTGAGATAACCGATATAGGATTAATATCTGATGCCCACCGAATACTTTCGGAGGCCTCAAAATCACTATCTGAATTATTAGGACAAGATGTTACTGTACGGATAGAAAAGCCATTTATAAGGGACGAGGTTTTAAAAGATATGGAAAGTAATATTAGTATTTCCGTTCTAAAGCAGGCTGTTATAAAAAGCGTTTGTATACAGTTTATGATTACTACCCAAAGCATAAAATTAAAAAGCAACAAACGAGAATATGTTGATGCCCGTAAATGTGCTACCTATCTTCTTAAAACAAGCATTCCGGGTATTATTCCTGATGATATAGCACATACCTTAAACTATCATCGCAGCAACTACTATAACAATATTGAACGTGCTGAAGAATTATTAAAAAACAATACAACTTTTAGGCTGCGCTGCCTAAATGCTGAAAAAATGATTAAAGAATTTATTGAAAAAAGTATATGAAGACAGCCAGGATCAAAGACGGGTATGGCATTGTTCAGCGGGAAATAATGACTGATGAAAAGGTGGATGTTTTTGGCAAAGCTATTTACTCTCTTTTAGTAAGTTATGCCGGCGAAAAACAATCCTGCTATCCGTCATTAAAAACCATTTGCGAAAATCTTAAGATATCAAAGCCGACTGTCATAAAGGGCATAAAACAACTGATAGAAAGAGGGTTTTTAGTTGCCGATAAACGTAAAACAAAACTTGGTGAACATGAGGCTAATATTTACTTTCCAATGTATATTATGGATGAGGGGGTAGTAAAGGACATTGACTACCCTGTAAAGGACATTTACCAGGGTAGTAAAGGAGATTTACCACCCGTAGTAAAGGAGGTTGACACTAAGATAAACATTCTTAAGATTAACAATGAAGATAATAATATTGGTGTTTTTGGTGATTTTGGATTAAAACCAAAAAAGGCGAAAAAAGAAAAAGGTTGCGCCCAAAAAGAAAATGGCGAAAACGAAAGAAGCTTCATGGTATTTTGGAATTTATACGCTAATAAAATTGGAATTGCCGAAAGTCGAAAGGCCTGGGCAAAAATAGATTTTGAAACACAACAGCAAATTATAAAAATTGTTCCTGATTGGAAAAAATACCGCGATGCAAGGATTTCATTACCGTACCCGGCGACATTCTTAAATAATCGAAGATGGGAAGATGAAATTCAATATCCAAAGCTACAACCACTAAATAAAAATATCTCCGTCCCCGATGTTGTGGCTAAAATATTCATTGATTATTACGATGAAGATTATTACAACAGCCTACCTAAATCAGATAGAATACCTTTCGAGAAACATTTATTTAAACTTGGATGGGATGCAAAATATAACGGCGAAACAAAAAAATATGATTGGGTAAAAATAAATCAGGCATCATGAGCAACCCCTATATACACATACCCAAAAAAGAAGCGCCGGTAATAACCAGGCAGTTTGTTTACATCATGGCTACACCCGATAATTCAATCTTTCATGTAGTGTATTGTTTAGACCTTGAAAAGGCGGTTAAATTTTACAAAGGATTACCGAATATGCACAGCAACGGACATAATAAATTGGTTTATTTCGAAATGTTTACCGGTCCTGAATGTGTTGATACAGCCTTTGTAAGATTTAAAGAATTAACATCATATCCTTGGGAATTAAAGGCTGAAATAATCTGCAATATCAACCCGGACTTAATCGAACTTGACGCGGAAACTATTTTAAAAAGTTGGGCTAAAGAAAACTAAAAATGGCAAATAAAATACACATATCCAGCAAGTCAAATTCAAGCCATAGAAATGTTTATACAGGTAGTTGGGATATATCCGGGTTGGAAGCTTTTTTTGCCGGGGTTGACGTACCTCAATCGATAAGATTAAACGCCTGTTCTTTCATCGAAGATGTGCCAAGTTTTATTATAAATCACATCGATTTTGTGAAGGAAAATGACGGAAATTCTACCTTTTATCCGTATCTTGAAAGACTGCAAACGTTAAGGAATTTACTTCAAATAAAATGAACGATAAAGAATTATTAAAAACGGCAACCTCTTTTAGAAAGGGATTTTTAGGGAAAGGAAAACCCGATTTACAATGTTTTGCATTATCGACCGCTTTGCAAGGATGGTTACATTTTTTGGGCGTTAACACTGACTTGATTTGCGGAGATATTGAAACAGGTGACGTATATGATATGACATGTAATCATTACTGGCTTCAATTACCCGATGGCCGTATTTTAGACGCCACAGGCAGCCAGTTTAATGATAGTGAGAGAAATATGCCTGAAGTTTATTTAGGTAATAAACCCGAGTGGTATTTAATACCTGAATTACCTTTTTAAAGAGAATAAGTTAACCACCCCCTACAGGGTAATGTAGCCATGTAGGTTAATAAAAAACTACAAAAATATTTTAAACAATAACATATAACACAAACCAAAAATGAAATACGAAAATTTAAAAGAAATTAATTCTACTGTTAAACAGATCGAAAGGCTTGAAAAGGATTTAATATCCTTATCTGAATATGAAAACGGACAGGTAAGAATAGCTATTTCAGGCAAAGAAAGTAAAACCATTATGACTATAGGATGCAATAAAACATTCGAACATCCTTTAAGCGGGTTGGCTGAAATATTCATAACTGACTGTATCCAGGTAACTCGCGACAATATAACTAAGCTTAAAAAGCACTTAGAAAGCCTTTAATATAATATAGGGGATAAAGCAAATGAAATACACACCTACAGCAAATAGTTATTTCGCCGGGGCTGCTGGCATGGATTTAGGCATGATACGAGCGGGGATAGAAGTAAAGCAATCATTAGACCTTGACCCGGATGCGATAGAGGTTCTTAATTTGAACCGGGCGCATTTCCCTACCTCTCACAAGGTTTTACACCGGGACATAAAAGATATTACCGTATTAAGTCAGGACGGATCTGATATAATAATCGGTACTTATCCGTGCACAAAATATAGTGCAATTGCTGACATACACGGAACGCGCACCGGTGATGATTTGTTTTTACATTTCTTTCGTCACGTTGCTTTGCACAGCCCAGAAGCTTATGTTGTTTAAAATGTGCCCGGCATGAAAAAGTTTGAGGTGGTTATGGAGGCAATGACAAAGTTACCAAATTACTATGTTACCGTTTTTTGCCCGGTGGATGCTTTAAACTGGCTACCTCAACAAAGGAAAAGATTAATATTGATCGGAACCAAAAAACCATTTAACCCGCGCGAACCAAAAAAACAAAACACACAAAGTATAAAAGATATACTGGAAAAGAACCCGGTATATGATATGCCTGATTATGTTATCAGCCGTATCAATGGAAAATACCGGGATAAGCCAATTATTGTAAATCCCGATAATGCACATGCCGTAGCGCCAACGTGCGTTGCTCATTATGCTAAAGATTTAGGCACCCGACTTGTTATGACAAAAGATAATAAATATGGCTTGCGTCCTTTTACCCGGCGCGAATATGCCCGGTTACAAGGTTTCCCTGATGATTATATTTTCCCCGACAAAATGAGTACATACAAACTAATTGGAAACGCTGTACCTGTACATATGGGAGAATGGGCAGGTAAAGAGTTAATGAGATATTTTAATTAAAATTTATGATAACTAATACCCCTCTAAAGCGTTCAACAAAGCCTTTTAATTATAAGTCATGAGTACAATTAAACAAAAATATAAAATATGTAAAACGTGCGGCGATCCGTGCTTTATATTTTCCCATGGCAATTGTAAAAATTGTGCTCAACTTATTTACGCCAAAAAAGCAGTAGATAAAAGACAGCAAACATTAACTCAAACCACCGATGGCAAAACAGCAAAGCCCTTTAAAGTTAATCCCCCTATTTCACCAATAAGTAAAAAAAGGGCTGAAGCACTTAAAGTTTATCGCAATCGCAGGGATAACTATTTTAAAGAGCATCCAGTTTGCGAGTATCCAGGTTGCACGAGCCGTAAAATTACGTTGCATCATGCAGCCGGCAGATGTGGCAGCTTCCTTACAGATAAAAGGTTTTTCAAATCACTTTGTATTACCCATCATAATTGGGTAGAAGCAAATCCAATAGAGGCGCAAAAATTAGGGCTTAGTAAAAAACGACTTGACAAGATAATTTAAACATACAACAACAACTATTTTAAAACAATGACTGAATTATTCGAAAATGAAAATAAGTTAGAAAGCAATGCCGCATTTACCGACTGCGGGAAACATCGTATTTGGCTTTATCGGATTTGGGATAAAAATAAACCTTTAATAATGTTTATAGGGTTGAACCCATCGACCGCAAATTCTATTACTAATGATCCTACTATAAGGCGCGTTATGTCAATGGCTAAATCATGGAATTACGGAGGTGTTTATATGATGAACCTTTTTACATTCATAAGCACCGACCCTAAAAAACTAAACATTAAAGAGGGTAATATCTTCGCTGCCGATATGTGGTTAGAAGCTATCGGGAATAAATGCGATAAAGTAGTTTTTGCTTGGGGTAATTTCAATGTGTTGGGGCGCGATAAACAAGTAAAAGAAATGTTCCCGGATGCATTTGCCCTTCATATAAACATGAACGGGAGCCCAAAGCATCCACTTTATGTTAAATCTAACACTGAATTAATAAAATATCATGACAAATAACATATTAGACATATACGAACGCCTGTATTCCCTCTCCGATAATATAACCGGAGAAACAATAGATTATATCCGTGGCGTGCAAGATGCGGTATATCTGCTTAAAATAGCTTTACAAAAGCATGAGCATTTAAACCTGCACCTTGAAAACAGGCGATTAACAAACCATCTTAAAAAGGTTGAAGCTGATCTAAACACTTACATCGATGATAAAAACGTAGTATTCAAACGCAATAAGGAATTGCAAAAAAAGGTACTGGACTTATCAAGCGAATTAACAGGCCTGAAAAGAAAAAAAGAAGCTGAAATCCAAAAATGTGTAATGGGGGAAAGACTAAGAGATGTAGAAATAGATTTTGAAACAACCCCTATTAAATTCTCTATCAATGCAGATAAAGAAACATTCGACTTTCATTTTCAAGATGCTGTAAAATACGTATATGAAAAGCGAGATAGAAAAACAAAAAGAGTAGGCGAAACAATTATAAGAAAAAAAGGATTTAAATTAATGACATCATGAACGCTTATATATTCCCTGGCTTATCATTTAATCAACAAGCATTAATACGTCAACCTATTGAAGCCGTAAGATGTGGTAAAAAGAATTGTTTCTTTTGCGATAGGATATTTGGCGTTCCAATTCAAATTAAACCAAAGCGTAAATATCAATATCTAAAAAAGCATCTTTGGACTAATACCCGATGGACTAATGAAGAAAAAGAAATACTATTATTAAACATTAATTCAGGTACAGAAAACCTATTAAAGCTATTACCCGGAAGAAGGTGGTATGCAGTAAATGTAAAAGCATCTGAAATGCGTAAAGAGTACAACATTAAACCCAAGCCACGCAAAGATTTAGGTTATGAAAGACACGAGAAAATCAAATAAGAAATTAAAAACCTTTAATGATGCTACATTCAGCTTTATTACAAGATTTGAAAACAAAAAGCCACGCAACCATTCCGAATATGAAACACTTTTTTATTTGGAAATTAAGGGTAGAAAGGTTGCTTAATGAAAAATAGTTTCTTTTAAAATTAATTCAATATATTCCTTATCTTTTTCTGTAAGACGCTGCCCATTTTTTTCAGATAATTTAACAGACATTTTACTTTTTGGGTTTTTATTATCCGGCCATAAGCGCCGCGCAAGTTCGGCGGTATTAATAAGGTTGGAAGCAAGTATTTTTTCGATATTCATTCTACTGCCAAAGCCCCATTGAAGGGGCTAAAGGCTACCCGTGAAAACTTCTCACGGTAAACACGGAATGTTTTAAAAATGCCGCCGAATTATGGGGCGACGGCTCCCCGGTGTTTGCACAACGGAATAATCCATTATTGTGAAATGTTCAATTAAGACCATTTCGCAACTCAATAAGTGATAAATATATATTGACTACAAATGTTCTTTTTTACCACTTCACAACTAACCTACAAATAATCCTACGCGCAATATCTTTCAACCTCAACCCAGTCAAATTCAGGGTATTGTTTTTTATTTTCTAATATTGTAATTTCTGTATTGGCATTGAATTTTTTAGCCTGTTCAATATAGAAATAACAGTTATGCTTAGTATCCTCAACAGTCATTCCCCTTGCACCGAATAATTGCCCTTCGGTTCCTATTGGCTTATCGGTATGTATCTGAGCAAAAAATTTATACTTAGGGCTGTTTTTTGACAGATTAACAGCGCTTTTCAGTTTCCTTGATATGTATTCTGCATTCCTGGTTTCCTTGAACTTATTAAATGCTTTTGAATCTGTTGCCATAATAATTACCTCATTGAAGAACCACGTTGCAAAAAGAAGCTATATGCTTGTTGGCTATCAAAGCCTTTAATCATCCAAGTAGGGGTAAAAGGCTTTTCGTAAGGTTTAACATCGTTATCTTTTATAGTAGCTAATGTGAATTCAGCAACTGAATAGCCTTCATATCCCCTAAAGCCAATCATATTAACCATTAACGCCATTACTTCTTTTACCTTTTCATTACCTACTTTTTCGGTGATGATTGATATTATTTCGTCTCTGTTTGATTTTAAAGTTTCAAGTGTCATGTGAGAAGCTTTTAATATCTTAGCTTTATTGCTTTCGATATGTAAATATACAACTAAAGTTATATAACTTCCAAATTTATTTTCACTTTTTTTAAAGTTTTTTTAAAGCTAATTTTTACCGATATTTGCATCTTATATACTTATAGGGTATATTTGAATATGACCGCAAAACAAATTAAATTTGTTAATGAATATTTCGACATTAGAAAGCAGATTGCCCCTTAAATTAAATGAAAATAAATTTTATTTATTTAAGATGGCCGCTCTTGATCGGTTAATTAAATTGATGGGGATATACGAAAGAAATCCATATAAAGATGGTAATATTCCATATGAAACAAATCTTATTTTACTTTTATATTTAAGAATACACAATCCTAATATTCCCAAATATTCCTTTATAGCAGCGAGTAGATTATTGGATTATTATTTCCCAATTTGGAAACAATTTGCAGATCCTGAAATAATTGGCAAATCTATAGAACGCGGTGATAAATTAGTTGGGAAATGGATTAGGGATATTTTAAAACGCGATGACTATAAATGTGTTGATTGTGGCTCATTAGAAAATATTCAGGCTCACCATATTTTACATTGGGCAGAATATCCAGAATTAAGAATAGATATGGACAATGGTATTTCTTTATGTGGGGGATGCCACCATAAACAACACCCCGAAATGGGAAAGGGATTATTTTATAATAATTAATCATGGGCGCACCTATTGGCAATAAATTTTGGGAGTTAAGAAGTAAGCACGGACGCGACAGGCTATTTAAAACACCAGCTTTATTATGGGAAGCTGCTACCGAATATTTCAATCATACAGATAGCCGTAAATGGATTAAAAAAGATTGGGTAGGCAAAGATGCTTTTGAAGTAATACGTGAAACAGAAACACCATATACACTGTCTGGACTTTGTTTATATTTAGATTGTGACCGAAATTATTTCAATCAATTTAAGAGAGATTTAAATTTAGAACTAAAGCGAGACAAAGATTTTTATGGCATCATTTCGCGTATAGAGCAAATAATGTTCACCCAAAAGTTTGAAGGTGCCAGCGTTGGAGCGTTTAACGCAAATATTATCAGCCGAGAATTAGGCTTAGTTGACAAACAAGAGGTTGAAAATAAAGGAACATCCGTAATGAATGTTGTAATACATCCCCCGCTTCCCGATGACGAATGAACGCAACAATTGTCTATCAAAAAATATGGACTGCAGCCCACGAATTAGCTGATGACGGCTCAAAAAAATATCGCTATATTATATTAGAAGGTTCTAGCAGGTCAAGTAAAACCCGATCATTATTGCAAGCCTATTATTGTTATGCCGGAGAAACAGAAGGTGCAAGGCTATCCGTTTGGCGCGACACGGCTAAGGATTGCAGGGATACCGTAGGCTATGACATGGGAAAGGTTTACCCAGACCTCGAAAACTACAGCAGGGTAAATTTCCACTCCACAAAATC